GCCACCGCTGTCATCGGCCTGGTCGCCACCGGGCCCGACGCCGACGCCGAGAGCTTCCCCGCCAACCAGCCCGTGCTGGTCGCCGACGTGCGCTCGGCCCTCAACATGGCGGGAGAGGACGGCACGCTGGCCCGGAGCCTCGCCGCGATCGCCGACCAGACCAGCCCGATCGTCATCGTGTCGCGGGTGGAGGAAACCGAGGATCCCGCCGACCAGGAGGATGCGATCATCGGCACCACCGCCGGCGGCGCCTACACCGGGATCCAGGCGCTGCTCGCCGCCCGATCGCAGCTCGGCGTGCAGCCGCGCATCCTGGGCGTGCCGGGGCTCGACAGCCTGCCCGTCGCCCAGGCGCTCGCCGCCGCCGCCCAGCGGCTCAATGGCATGGCCTACCTCGCCTGCGCCGAGGCGGCCGACGTGTCGGAGGCCATCCTCTACCGCGACAATTTCGGCACGCGCGAATCCATGCTGATCTGGCCGGACAGCAGCGCCGGCGGCGGCGACGCGATCGCCCGCGCGCTCGGCCTGCGCGCCAAGATCGACGAGACCACCGGCTGGCACAAGACGCTGTCCAATGTCGAGATCACCGGCATGACCGGCCTCTCGGTCCCGGTGCACTGGGATCTGCAGGACGCCTCCACCGACGCCGGCCTGCTCAACGCCAGCGAGATCACGACGCTGATCCGCAAGCAGGGCTATCGCTTCTGGGGCAACCGCACCACCAGCAGTGAGCCCAAATTCGCCTTCGAAAGCGCCACCCGCACCGCGCAGGTGCTGCGCGACAGCTTCGCCGACGGCCTGTTCTGGGCCAGCGACAAGCCGCTCGACGGCCATCTGATCCGTGACATCCTCGAGACGATGAACGCCAAGCTCCGCTCGCTGGTCGTCCAGGGCCGGCTGATCGGCGGCAGCGCCTGGTTCGATCCCAGCCTCAACAGCGCGGTCAACCTGGCGAACGGCATCGGCGTGTTCGACTTCGACTTCACCCCCTGCGCGCCGCTGGAGGACATGACCATCAACCAGCGCATCACCGACCGCTATTATCAGGGCCTGCTCGCCGCCTGATCGATCCCGCCTGCCCTTTCCGCCTGATCCGAGGAACCGACCATGCTTCCCTTCAAGCTCAAGAATTTCAACCTGCACGGCAACGGCGAAAGCTTCCTCCACCAGGTCGCCGAGATCCAGCTGCCCAAGATCGCCGAAAAGGTGGAGGCGTGGCGCGGCGGCGGCATGCTGGGCGAGGTGGACGTCGGCATGGGCCTCGAGAAGATGGAGATGGAAACCACCTTCGGCGGCCTCCCCCGCTCGGTCCTGCGCTCGTTCGGCATCGTCGGCGTCGCGTCGCAGCAGCTGCGCTTCACCGGCGCTTATCAGGAGGAGGGCGACGGCAATGTCATGTCGGCCGAGCTCACCGTGCGCGGCAAGCATGTCGAGATCGATCCGGGTGGCGCGAAGACCGGCGACGATACCGGCTGGAAGCTCAAGTCCACGCTCGCCTATCTCAAATGGACCGTGAACGGCGTGGTGGATGTCGAGATCGACATGCTGGCCTGCATCTTCATGGTCGGCGGCGTCGACCGCTATGCCGCGCTCCGGTCCGTCCTGTCGGGCGACGCGGGGATCAGCGTTTCGCTTGGCGCGGGCGGCCTTTCCGGCAGCATCAGCTTTTAAGGAGGCTCCGCCATGACCGACCAGACAGCCGAGCGCCAGCTCATCTCGGATCCGATCCCGCTAGACGCGCCGATCGCGCGGGGTGACACGACGATCGACAGCCTCCAGCTGCGCCGGCCCAAATCCGGCGAGCTGCGCGGCCTCACCATGCAGGCGCTGGGCGAGGGCGACGTCGGCGCGCTGATCAAGCTGCTGCCGCGCATCGCCATGCCGACGATCACGGAGGCCGAGGCCGCCAATCTCGACCCCGCCGACCTTACCGAGCTCACGATCGTGATCACGGGTTTTTTGTTGCAGAAGCGGCGGACGGCCGGCTGATCGACGATCTGGACGAGGTGATGGCCAACATCGCCCGCATCTTCCACTGGACGCCCCATGCGATGGACGAATTCTACCCCGCCGACCTGATGGCCTGGCACGCGCGCGCGCTGGCCCGCTGGCCCAAAGCCGAAAGCTGATCCCATGGCCGACCGCAATCTCGTCCTTCGCGTGCTGTTCAGCGGGCTCGACCGGCTGACCGGCCCGATGAAGAAGATCGGCGGCGGCGCGGAGGCCGCCGGCAAGGATGTCGGCGCGCTCCGCAAGGAGATCGCCAGCCTCAAGAAGGCGCAGGCCGATCTGTCGCGATTCAAGGCGCTGGAAGCCAGCTACCGAAGCCTCCGCGTCGAGATGGACGCGACCGAAAAGCCGTCCGCGAAACTGCGCGCCCGGTTCGAGGCCACCGGGACCGAACTGCAGGCCATGTCCCGCAAGATGCAGGCCGCCGGCGTCGATATCGAGGCGCTCGGCGCGCACGAGGACCGGCTCGCCCTGCGCCTCTACGACAGCAACAAGGCGCTCAAGGAACGCGCCGCCGAAATGCGTCGCCAGGCGCAATGGCGCGACCGCGGCGAGAAGCTGAAGGGCGTGGGCGGCGCGCTCTCCGGCGCGGGCGGGACGATGACGCTCGGCCTGTCCGCGCCGCTGACCGCGCTCGGCGCGAAGGCCGTCGCCGACGCGCGCGAGAGCGCCGCCGCCATGGCGCAGGTGGAGGCGGTGCTCAAATCCATGGGCCCGGTCGCCGGTCGCACGGCCGAGCAATTGCAGGCGCAGGCTTCGGCCCTGCAGGATCTATCGCTGTTCGACGATGACGACGTGCTGCGCACGGTCACCGCCAACATGCTGACGTTCGGCAACATCGCCGGCAAGTCCTTCGACCGCGCGCAGCTGGCGGCGGTGAACCTGTCCGCGCGGCTGAAGCAGGATCTGCAAAGCTCGACCATCCAGATCGGCAAGGCGCTGAACGATCCGGTCAAGGGCGTGACCGCGCTCCAGCGCGTCGGCGTGACCTTTACCGCCACCCAGAAGGAGATGATCAAGAACTGGGCGCAGCACGGCCAGATCGCGAAGGCGCAGGGCCTGATCCTGGGTGAGCTGGAAAAGGAATTCGGCGGTGCGGCGGCGGCGGCGCGCGCGGCTGATCCCGCTGGCGCGGCCAAGCAGGAAGGCCGACAGGCGAGCGAGAATCTGGGCGGCGCGATCGAGCAGGCGCTCCCGCCCGCGACCCGCGCCGTCACCGACCTTCTGCACGCCTTCAACCAGCTGTCGCCGGCGACGCAGAAATGGGTCGTCATCGGCATGGGCGCGGCGATCGTCGCCGGCCCGCTGCTGACCGGCCTCGGCGGCGTGATATCCGCGATCGGTATCCTCACGCCCCTCCTGGGCGCCATCACCCTGGGCGGGCTGGCGACGGCCGGCATTTTCCTCGCGATCGGCGCGGCGGTCGGCGCCGCCGCCTACCTCATCTATTCCAACTGGGGCGCAATAGCCGGGTTTTTCAAAGGCCTTTGGGCGAGCATTACCGGAACAATGCAAGGGGCGTGGGCGAAGGTCTCGGGATTCTTCGGCGGCATCTGGTCGGCCATCTCCGGCGCCGTCCGCGAGCACTGGACAGCAATCCGCAACATATTGCTGGGCGCTTTCGTCATCTTTTTCCCGGTCATCGCGGCCGTCGTCCTGCTGGCGAAGAAGATCTATGACAATTGGGGCGCAATCCGCCAGGCGACCGTGACGATGTTCTCCGCGATCGGCGCCGTCGCGTCCTGGCTGGGTGGCCACATCGGCGCGGCATGGGTGTTGATCAAGGGCGCGATCGGCGGCGTTGTCGCATGGGTCGGCGGCATCGTCGCGCCGTTCATGCGGCCCTTCCTCGCCATCGCGCAATTCATGGGCGGGCTGGTTGGTAAATTCGCCGGCTATGGCTGGAACATCGTCAAGGGGCTGGCGAAAGGCATCTGGGACGCGGGAAAATGGGCCGTGAAGGCGGTGCTGGGCGTCGCGGGACAGGTCGGCGCCGCCTTTGCGAAGGCGCTGGGCATCAGGTCGCCGAGCCGGGTGTTCATGGGCCTGGGCGGCTATCTGACGCAGGGGCTGGCGATCGGGATCGAGGGCGGCGCGCCGCAGCCGATCGCCCGCATGAAGCGGCTGGGCGACAGCCTGACCGGCGCGCTCGCCGCCGGCGCGGCGATGATGAGCGGCGGCGCAACGCCCGCGAGCGCGGCGCCCGGCTCGGGCGCGTCCGCGCCCGCCGGCACGCATTATCACCACTATGAATTTCACATCCGAGGAGAAGGACTGTCAGCGCAAGAAATCGCCGATGCGATCGAAAGGAAGCTCGAAGAGCTCAAAAAGAATGAGGCCGCCGCCGCCCGCTCCGCCTATCGGGACGATGACTGATGCTGATGTCGCTGGGCCTCTTCGTCTTCGAGCTGCCAACGCTGCTCTACAGCGAGCTCCAGCGCCGATCGGACTGGCGTCACGCTGCGTCGGACCGCATGGGCGCGCGGCCGGCGCGGCAATTCGTCGGCCCCGGCGACGATCTCATGACCCTGTCGGGAAGCCTGATGCCCGAGGCCGCCGGCAGCTTCGCGTCGATCGAGACCCTGCGCGCCATGGCCGACGCCGGCGACGCCTACCCGCTGGTGGAGGGTACCGGCGTCGTCATCGGCCAGTTCGTCATCCTCGCCCTCGATGAGCGCAAGAGCGGCTTCATCGACAACGGGCTCGCGCGCAAGACGGACTTCGCGATCGACCTGGCGCGCGTCGACTAATGGCAGGCTCCGCGACCGATCCCGGCACCGGGCGCCAGCTGGGCAACATCCCGGCCTACAAGGTGGAGCTCGACGGCAAGGACATCACCGACCGCTTCCGCCCGCGCCTCGTCTCGCTGCGCCTCTCCGAAAAGCGCGGGGGCGAGGCGGACCAGCTCGATATCGTGCTGGACGACGCCGCCGGCGACCTTGCCATCCCGAAGGAAGGCGTCGTCATCCGGATGTGGCTCGGCTGGGCGCAGGGCAAGGATGTCAGCCCCGGCCTCGTCGACAAGGGCCGCTTCAAGGTGGACGAGGCCTCGCACGGCGGCCCGCCCGACCAGATCACGATCCGCGCCCGCTCGGCCGACCTGGATGGCGGCTATCGCACCCGCAAGGAGCGCAGCTGGCGCGCGACGACGCTGGGCGCGGTGATCCGCCAGATCGCGGCCGACAACGGGCTGGAAGCGCGGATCGGCGGCAATCTGGCCGGCATCGCTATTCCCGTGCTCGAGCAGCACGAAAAGAGCGACATGGCCCTCGTGCGCGAGCTCGGCCGCAAATATGACGCGGTCGCCACGGTCAAGGACCGCAAGCTGCTCTTCTCGCCCGTGGGCAGCGCCACGACGACCAGCGGCGCGGCGATCCCCGCGCTGGCGCTCCAGCGCCGCAAGGGCAAGCTTGCCGACCGCCACGAATACCGGCGCGTCGCGCGCGAAACCTATGACGGCGCGGAGGCCCGCTGGCACGACCAGGACAGCGCGACCCGCAAGACGGTGAAGGTCGGCGGCAAGGGCGCAGGCAAGCCCAAGCGCCTGAAACATGTCTACGCGACCGAGGCCGACGCGAAGGCGGCCGCAAGCTCGGAGGCGAAGCGCGCCGCCCGCGCCGGCGCGGAGATGGATCTGCAGCTCGCCCTGGGCGACGCGGCCATCTACCCCGACCGGCCGACGACCCTGACCGGCTGGAAGGCGGAGATCGACGCGCAAAAATGGCTGATCGCCGAAGTCGAACACAGCGTCGATTCGGCCGGGTTCCGGACCATGTTGAAGCTGGAGACGGCGGGCTGATCTGCTAAACCCGGGGCATGATCGCCGCTTTCATCCTCGCCTGCACCCCTGTCGTGACCGACGGCGACACCTTCCGCTGCGGCGGTGAGCGCATCCGCCTTGTCGGCATCGACGCGCCGGAGCTGCCCGGCCACTGCAGGCGAGGGCGCCGCTGCGTCGCCGGCGATCCCTGGGCGGCGAAACGCGCGCTAGCCCGCGCCCTGGGCGCCCGTCCGCTGCTCATCCGCCGCTTCGCGCTCGATCGCTACGGACGCACGATCGCGGCGGTGTCCGCAGGCGGCCTGGACCTCAGCTGCCACCAGCTGCGCGCCCGCGCGGCCGTCTATGTGGCGCGATGGGATGATGGAGGGACGGTGCGCGGGTGCAGCAGCAGGTCCGCCCGATAGACAAGTTGGCAGAGCGCGCCAGCCAGGCCGAGCAGGTTCAGCACCGTCCACACGCGCGATGCCCGAGCCTCGAACAGCGCTGCCGTCATGAACAGGGCAAGCAGAACCGCGCCTATCAATGGCAGGACCGCCGCAATCACTCGCACGCCACCCCGTCCCCATCGCGGTCGAGCCGGCCGGAATAGCCCGGGTCACCCCGTCGCAGCGGCGCGGCGCCGGCGGCGCGCGCTTCCCGGCAGCTCCCGAACGATCGCGCCGGGGATCGCCGGGGCGCGGCGAAGTGGCGGCGAGCAGCCACGGCAGGGACACGGCGGACAGCCCGTGCGGGGGGCGCGTCGGCATCATGCTCGACCGCAGCCGGGATGGCCGGTCTCGCGCGTTCCGCCGCGATCAGGGCGGCCCGGCGCGCCTCCGCTTGCGCCTGCTCCTCCGGATGCGCGGCCGCGCGGATATTCTGAATTGCCTGCGCGAGCGTGAGGCCGGAACAGAGCGGCCGGTCGGGAATGGCCCGCGTGTCGACGAAGAACGCGCCCGACCGCACCTGATCGCCCACCGCGCGGTCGATCTCTGCGTCGGTCAAGCATTCGGCAGCGCCGGCCGGCGCTGCTGCGATCGTCATGGCCAGCGCCATCGCGCCGGCGGCAATCCTCATTTGAACAGCTTGCCCAGGATCGACCAGAAGGAGAATGTGGAGCGGTTGTAGATCCGGTTATAGCCGGCCTTTTTCGGATTGGTCAGCCAGCCGGCCCCGCGCGGGGCCTTGAGCCCCAGCTCGCTCTTTACGATCCGCTTGACCGACGTCCGCGCCGCGAAGCTTTTCCGCACGCTGGGCTTGCGCATCCCGAATTTCATGCCACCCCTCCGACTCCGACGATGATGCGCGGAGCGTACGGGCGCGATCAGCCCGGAGTCGAGTCCTCGCTCCTGAAATCGCGCGCGGGCTGGTGTAACGCCTCCGATAGGGGCGATATTTTCCCGCTTTGAGACGATTGCGGGGTCATGAGCCGCACGGTCGCCAAAACGACACGTTGCCTTTCGCTATCTATTCTGCGGAAATGATCAACCAAATCAGCCTCATCGTCCGCGAGCGCGCCCGTCTGGAGCTCACCTGTGACGAGATAGGTGATGTCATGGCCGGCGGCGTGGAGGGCCGCCAGGTAGTTGGCGTCGGGAGGCCGCTTATCGGTCTCGTAATTGACCTGTGTCGCACGCGACACCCCGAATCGCGCGCCGAAATCCGCCTGCGAAAGCCCAGCCCTATCGCGTATCTTCCGCAATCGAGCCCCGATTGTAGACATAGTTCGACTTTCCGCTTGACCGTGCTCAACTTCTTCGACATGAGTAGGAACACATGACGACAAATTGATACGGAGCCATTTACACATGCGTGCCGCCGCTGTCGCCTCCGAAGAGGACCGGGATCTGGGTCGATACGGCTTCGACGACGCGCGCCGGGCGACCTGCCTCCATGTCTTTCGCCAGCAAGGGCGCAGCGTCCGAGCATGGGCGATCGAAAATGGCTTCGACCCCCGCCTCGCGCACCTCGTCGTGTCGGGCAAGCGCAAGGCGTTGCGTGGTCAGTCGCACAGGATCGCGGTGGCGTTCGGGTTCAAGGACGCCGAGGCCGCGAATGATTGATCGGTGCATCTTTTCTCCCTTCATCGCTCGCCTAACCGGCGCGCAGGGCATCGTCGCCGGCAATCGGCGCCTGCTTTTGCCGCCATCGTCCGGAGCGCGCGGCTGATGCGCGCCGGGGGGCAGGACATCGTCATACCAGTTCCGGCGTCCCCGATCGCCGGACGAGCCGCGCCGTGTGCTGACTTCGAGCATGCGACCCGCCCGGGGGCATCCGGCGCGGCTCAACGCACAGGAGAGCGCCCATGACGAAGCCGATTGCCCCCATGTCCTTCGAAGGTGCGCTGGCCAAGATCGTCTACATGCTGGGCTGGGATGACGTCGCAGCCATCTGCAAGCGCTCGGTCCGCACCGTCCGCAACTGGACCGACGCCGCCGCGCGCGGCAGTATCCGCCTTGACCAGGCCCGCGAGCTCGACCTCGCCTACCGCCGCGCCGGCGGCGAGGGCGCGCCCATGCTGGAATGCTACGCCCTTTCCCTCGAGGCCCTCACGATCGCCGAAGACCCCTGCGGGGAAAAACTGGCCGACCGTACCAGCAAGGCGGCGAAGGAAGCGGGCGAGGCGATCTCCGCCCTGATCGACGCGTCCCGCCGGCCCAATTCCGCCGCCACGCGCATCATTGCGCGGCGCGAGGCGGAGGAGGCGATTTCGGCGCTCACAGCCGCCAACGCCGCCCTCGGTCCGGAGGCCTGATCATGGTCACCCCCCGCGTCACCCCCGAAGCCACGCTGCTGAAAAGCCTGCACGCAGTCTGTCCGCACTGCGACATGCTCGGCCGCGTGCGCTCCAGCCGTCAGCTGACGCCGACCTACAAGCAATTCTATTTCGAGTGCCGCAATGTCGCCTGCGGCCACAGCTGGCTCGCCGAGCTCACCGTCGTGCATTCGATCACGCCCAGCGCCATGCCGCGCGCCGGCCTCCACCTGCGCATGGGCCCCACCTTCGCCCAGATGCTCCGCGCCGCCGCCGAAGGGGCCGCCGGCATCACCGGCCCGCCAGCCAACGACGACGACAGCGCGCGCCAGCAGGGCTGACGCCGATCTTTCCATCGACACGACGCCACCGCCCGCCGGCACGCCAGCGCGGGGCGGATTTTCGCATCCCTCGACCGAGTATCCGACCCCCATGTCCTCCGCCGACCTCGACCGCAAGATCATCGACAAGCTGAAGGCGAAATTCGACTTCAAGCGCCCGCCGCGCGGCAAATGGATGCGCGGCGGCGTCTGCCCGAAATGCGGCAAGAAGGAACTGTTCTTCTGCATCGACACCCCTCGCGTCGTCATCTGCGGCCGCAAGGACAATTGCGGCTACGAAGAGCACGTGAAGGATCTGTTCGAGGATCTGTTCACCGCCTGGACCGAGCGCTTCCCCGCCACCCGCGAGAACCCCACCGCCACCGCCGACGCCTATCTGCAGCATGAGCGCGGCTTCAACCTCATGGGCCTGCGCCCCGCCTACACGCAGGAATATTATCGGGACGAAAAGCGCGGCCTCGGCTCCCCCACGGTGCGGTTCCAGCTGCCCGGAGGCTGCTGGTGGGAACGCATCCTGGAAAATGTCGGTCGCCTCGGCCGCAAGGCCAATTTCGCCGCCGGCAAGGCTTATGATGGCCAGTGGTGGATGATGCCGGGCGCCGACATGGCCGCCCTCGCCCGCGCCGATGAAATCTGGATCGACGAAGGCATTTTCGACACGATCGCGCTCGAGCAGGGCGCCTTTTCCGACGATCGCGCCAGGCTGGCCGAGGGGCGGGCGGAGGACGCGCCCCCGCCGATCGGCGGCCGCCACGCCGTCTCGATCATGTCCTGCTACAATTATCCGGAAAAGGCCCTCGACGCCCTGCGCGAGGCCGTGCTGGCCGGGCCGACGCCGATGCGCTTCCCCCGGCTCGTTTTCGCGCTGGACCTGGGCGCCGCCGGCGCGCGCTACACCCGCGAATTCGTGAAGCGCGCGAGGGAGGAAGGCTGGCCGGAGGTCACCGCCGCCCAGGCGCGGCTCGACGATGACTTCGGCGCGAAGCTCGACTGGAACGACCTGTTCCTGCGCGGCGACCGCCTGACGCCCGAGCATATCGCCGACTATCTCTGGCATGGCGAGGTGCTGATCGCCCCCGACGCGGAGGAAAAGGCGTTCCTGCTCTGGAAGCGCCGCAAGCTGGCCAGCTTCCCCTTCACTTTCCGCAACCGCACCTATTGGGCATGGTTCAGCAAGGAGAAGATCGCCGAGACCATGGCCGAAATGGCCGGTCTGGACGAGGGTGAGAGCGTCAAGGATCTGCCCAGGGAAGCGATTGCGGCGCTGGAATTCGCCGCCGCGCGCAAGGCGGGCTCCATCCGCGAAATAGCCAACTGCGCGTTCCGCGCGCTCTACAAGCAGCGCGACGAGGTGACGGACGAGACCGACTATTTCTTCCGCATCGACTTCCCGACCGACCGGCCCAGCGCGAAGGGCGGCTTCAAGCCCAGCGCCGTCAGCTCCAACACCGAATTCGCCAAGCGCCTCGTCGCGATCGGGACCGGCGCCTATTACACCGGCGACACCACCCAGCTGGTGAAGATCCTTTCGCGCCAGATGGTGGCGATCAAGGATGTCGAGCCGATCCCCTTCACCGGCTATTCGCGCGATCATCGCGCCTGGCTGCTGGGCGACATCGCCGTGCGTGAGGGCAAGCTGGTCGCAGTCAACGACAACGGCTTCTTCGATTTCGGCCTGCAATCGGTCAAGATCGGCTCGCGCGAGCGGCTGCTCACCCACATCAACACAGACGACCAGGCGTTCCGCACCGACTGGCTCGCCGACTTCTGGACCGCCTACCGCGAAAAGGGGCTGGTGACGCTGGCTTTCTGGACCGGCGCGCTGTTCGCCGAGCAGGTCCGCGCTCTGCAGGACAGCTTCCCCTTCCTGGAGCTGATCGGCCTGCCCGGCACCGGCAAGACCTCGCTGCTGATGCTCTGCTGGAAACTGCTCGGCCGCGTGGGGTGGGAAGGCATCGATCCGAACAAGGCGACCGCTGCCGGCCTTTCGCGCGAGCTGGCCAAGGTGGCGGGCATCCCCTTCGTCTTCCTCGAAACCCGGCGCGACAATGTGCTGCAGCTGCGGACATCGGGCTTCGACTGGGACGAGCTGCTGACCGCCTATAATGGCCGCGCCGTGCGGGTGCGCGGCGTCGCGTCGGGCGGCAACGAGACCTACGCGCCGCAATTCCGCTCCGCGATCCTGATCGAGCAGAATGTCGCGGTCGACGCCTCCCCGGCGATGCTCGAGCGCCTGCTGCACGTCGATTTCGACAAGTCGGGCTGGAGCGACGAGACCAAGCTCGCCGCCCGCCGCATCGACGCGCTGCCGGTCGCCGATGTGTCCGGCTTCATCCTGCGCGCCACCCGCGCGGAGGAACGCTGGATGGCGACCTTCGTCGCGGCCTACGCCGCGCACGAAAAGACGCTGCGCGCCATGCCCGGCATCGTCAACCAGCGGCTCGAGCACAACCACGCGCAGCTGCTCGCGATGCTGGACGCGCTGGCGATCGTCCTGCCGATCCCCGCCGCCCAGGTCGACGCGACCCGCGCCTTCATCCATGACATGGCCATCAAGCGCCATCGCGCGGTCGAGACCGAGCATCCGACCGTCATCGAATTCTGGGAGCGCGTGGAGGCGATCCTGGCGGACGCCATCGATCCGGTCTCCGGCCGCGTCGACCGGCGTTCGGCCTGCGCGATCAATCACAGCCGCAACGCGGACAAGGGCGAATATGCGATCCAGCTCACCCAATATGAGCAGATCGCCTCGATCCGCTGGCGCAACCAGCCCAACGGCG